CGCTTTTCATTATAGGTCATATGGGACTTTTTTTCTACAATCAAAAAGGCTCCATAATCTCCATAGAGGATTTACCCACTACAGAAATTATAGAGCCAATTTAATTTAGGATCTAAAGTCTGCAAAGATAAAACCGGTGTAATATATTTAGATTTAGCTAGAATTTCCACTGTACTTTTCTTTATTAATTGGGCATTAGTTGTTATAGTAGTCTTTATCTTCAGTTCTTCACAAGCTATCAACAAATTATCAATATCAAAATATCTAGTCGGTTCCCCTCCTAAAATTGAAACACTTAACACTCCATTATCTTTTGCTTGGCGCAAAATTCTTTCCCAATCTTTAGCAGGTTTGGCATTTCTATCTTCACGATTTGCTAAAAAACAAAAACCACATTTTAAATCACAGTACATACTGGGGTATATTACTAGTTCAAGCGGAAAACTCAATATGTTATGTTTTTTTAATTTTGCTACATGCTTTCTCGCATTTTGAAGAGTCTCGTCAGGATTTTTCGATGATCCCTCAATATTATTATCAGAATAGATATTTAATAAGAGTACTCGCTCTAGTTTCCCTGCTTTTATTTCTTTCTTAAAAAAGGACGTAGCAATTTCAAAACCATGATTTTGAACCAAATAAAGAAAATAAGCTTCACTCTCATCTAACTCAATTCGGTCAAAAGTTACTTTATTTATCAAAATTCCACCAAACTTTTCTAGTCTAAATAAAAAATCTTCTGAAATTGTCATCATATTGAATACCTTTCTAAAAAAGCAGAGGAAAATATAGCCTCTGCTTAACTTATGGGATAAATTACTTTATCACTCCCAGCCGTCACCTTTTGCCATCACCTTCCAGCCGTCACCTTTTGCCATTGAACTAGACTCAAGGACTTTTTCAAGCTCTTTAGACATATTTGGTACTCCTTTCGAATATGATACTGTGATTATATTTCTTTTCAACACTTACAATAAAATATTCCCATATTTGCATTTTCTAACTACTAGCTAAAATTTTTTCTAAATGTCCTTCATAAGTCTTTGCTAAGTGATGACTTCCTGCTAATTTCATCGCTCCAACACACTTCTTCATTTCAATAATTGCTTTCACATTTCCATCCTCTTTATATTGATAAAGATTTTGTGCATACTTAAAGACTAAACGTTCATATACTTCTGTCTCAATAAAAAAGCATTGATTTAGCTGCTTTTCAAAATATAAAGCATCCATAAATTTTTCTCTTTCAACACATGTAATATATCCATTTAAAAGCATCGTTGAAATTAATCGTCTGTTATTTGGAATTTCTTTGTAAAAATCAGAACGCCTAAACATTTCTCTTGCTAAGACCATGAAAACATCATGTTTTCATTGGGCAACAAAGCTTAAAAATATAAATATAAATAAAGCTCATTATATCAACATTTACCGCTACCATATATAAAATGCTCCAATATACGAAAATACTAATTTAATACACCTTACATATTAAAATACATTATTTTTTATGAGTTCAGCAGGCAGGAATTTAGCACCTTAACGGGTGCTTTTATAATATAAATAGTTCGGGCTTTTGTTCTCGTTACCATTCAGGAATTCTTGTTCCCGTCTTGGGTATTTTGGGGTGATTTTCGCTTTTTTTATTCCTTGATTAGTTTGTAAGTGGGAGATACCCTCAAAATATGTTATAATATTATTGTACTTAGATAGATATATTGTGGTTTTCTTTCCGTGGTTTAGTCCACGGCTTTTTGTTTGCATAAAAAAAGAGGTATCCCATTTTTAGGATACCCCTTATGTTCTACTTGACGATAACAAGAAATATTCTAGCCTAGTAAGGACGTTGTTTGTTTTGCTAACTGTTCAAGGGCTTGTCGTCTATGCACGAAAACGGTTTTTACAGTCACACCTAAAAAGTCCGCTATATCGTCTACAGTCATATCAAGAACATATAAAAGTCTTAAAATAGTCCTCTGGTCAGGGGCTTTCAAATTATCATCTATCAAACTTACAACGCTATCACGTTCAGCCATAAGCGTATCAATACGCCTTGAAAGTTTCTCTTTTCGTTCTAATAAGCTGTTATACTTGTCTGCCATGTCTTGCGTTTTGCTAGCCTTGACCTTTGTATCTGTTAGTGTTGACTGCTTAAAAATACCGCTATCAAGATACTGTATTTCAAGGTTGACTACCTTAATTTCTTTGTCTAGTTTCTTAATGCTTTTTAGTTTGTTGTCTAACTCTTTATAGTCCATGAAAGCCCCTCGCATTTCTTTTAAGTTGCTACCTCTATTATACTACTAAAAATTACTGAATAGTGGTATAATGTACTCATTGGCATAAGTCAAAATAAAATATATAAAATGTTATGATATTAGTAGCGTTAACATATTTACAAGGGCTTGTGTGAGTAGGCTTTTTATACATTGAGTTACAAGAGGGAATTTTAGACTGTGGGTTATCCATGGTCTTTTTTGATACCTAAAAACTGAATAAATTATATTGTTAGTTACCTAACAAACAGCATAACAACAAAAACCAATGCAAATCATGACACCCCTTAAAAATCTGAAAAATTGGTCTGCGATACAAGAGAACACCTTGTGGTGGCTCTCCTTGTCCCAAAATAGGGGGCGGGGGTCAATTTAAATACTCGGATAATATAATTATACCCCGATAACTTAAAACGCCATACAAGGCATTTTAGGGGCTAATAAGGACGTGCTAGAAAAATCAAAAAGGGAATTTTTTGCACGGAAGAGGGCAGCGTTGTTATATCCGAACGATACTAAGCCCCGTTATAAATAAGTGGGGTGTTTCCGAACGATATTCAGGTAGCGTTATAACCCATTCTTAGCCTCTGTATATGGCTGTTTCTCGGTGTTCGTTATGTTTCTCACCTTGTCACTCTCTGCTTGCTCTGTGATGACTATAATAAGCCTTTACACTAACATTTTCATGCCAACATTAAGACAAAAAGAACCTTACTAATAAACAGTAAAGCTCTTTAAGTGTTGTTTGTGTTAACTTGCTCATCAGCATTATATCATAAACAAAAAGGACAACACATAAAGCATTGTCCTTGTTTCCTCTAAACATAATTGACACTTGTTCCATTCTTAAACCAATCCTGCTAGCACCATATCAACTTTCAGTTGTTCAATCTTATCTTTTGATAACTCTGTTTCAAACTGGCTTACCAACTGATTAATTCTGTTCATGTCTGCTTGTTGCAACTCTCTGTTAACCATGCTGTTAAAATGTTCCTCCAAGCTATCAGCAAACAACTGTAGTCTGTTATCTGTTGGGAACTTCTTATCATAGTGTAATGCTGTTCTTGCTATCATGTTCCACACTCTTAACCGTGTATCTGTATTTCTGTTTAGTAAGTACAGGTCTAGGTAACTATCTTCATTCATTACCTTATTGCCAATCTCTAACAGTTTTGTGTGGTCTGCTTTGTTTAAATCTTCCCACTCCATACCCATAAACTGATAACGTCTTGCCTCATAGCGTGTTAGTTCTTTACTACAATAGTCAAAGTATTCTTGTTCAGTCATATTGTTTTACCTCCTCATATATAACTATAATTAATAACCATGTATCCATATCCTCATAAGTGCCATAAGTCGCTTCTTGGTATTTAATATCAATTACTTTCTTATCAGCCATGAATTCATTCACCCTGTTTTCAAATTCCTCATTAGTTTCATTTCTGAATTTTGGCAAATCCATATACTCATTAAAGCCTGTTTCAATTCGCTTGCGGTTGAATAATTTTATTTTCATTTATATTTTACCTCTCTATTTAGATTGTGTTGTAAATCTCTTGTAGTACCCGTTCAATACCGTTCAAACTTTCACAAAGCACTTTCGTTTTTAAAATTTCCACCGCCGTTTGTTCAGATAAGCTATATTCTTTTTGTAGCTCTTTCATCTCGCAAACAATTAAATCTACATTCATTTTTTATTCTCCTTTTGGTTTTTTTAGTTTGGTAACATATCCTGCCAATTAGGTGGCTTTGAATTTTACCCCAAAATACCCCCGTTTTACCCTATTGAAAAAATTTTACCCCGTGGTCTAACCCCTTGA